TTGCGCTTTGCGCCTTTTGCGTTGGTTTTTACTGTCATTTCAAATGACCTCCTTTTGTTTTTTAGGGTACTGACATATTAACTCTGAACCCGCAAAATATCCAGTCATTTTTGACATTTTCTGATGTAGAAATAATCGGGGATTTATGCCTCGGATAATGTGTAAACTAGACAATAGCTGCCGGGGTTTCTGCCTCGTCTGCGCTATCTGATTCCCATACTTCCTTGACAAGCTCGGAATACGGGATGCGCTTGCCGCCACGAAGAACGTAAACACCGTCAGCATTATCGGTATTCTCGACATAACGACGAAGAATAACCGAAGCGTACTTCTCGTCAAGCTCCATCATGAAGCAGATTCTGTTCGTCTGCTCGCATGCCATAAGAGTCGATCCGGAGCCGCCGAAGGTGTCAAGCACGATGGAGTTCTCCTGGGAGGAGTTCTTAATGGGATAGGAGAGAAGGTCGAGAGGTTTGCTGGTGGGGTGGTTCGCGTTGCGCTTAGGTTTGTCGAAGTTCCAAATGGTGGTCTGCTTGCGGTCGGAGTACCAGTTGTGCTTTCCGTTCTTCAGGAAGCCATAGAGGACAGGCTCATGCTGCCACTGATAATCTGAACGACCGAGCACTAGGCTGTTCTTGGCCCATATGCAAACACCGGCCAAATGGAAGCCGGCATCAATAAATGCCTTGCGGAAGTTTAAGCCCTCGGTGTCGGCGTGGAATACATAAGCGGAACCGCCATTTTCCATATGCGCGACCATGTTTGCGAAGGCTTTGTATAAGAATTGATAAAACTCTTCGTTCTTGATGCTGTCATTCTGAATCGTAAGACCACTGGCGCTTCTGAAGGATACACCGTAGGGCGGGTCGGTTACGATAAGGTTTGCGCGGTGTCCGTCCATCAGGAGGGTTACATCCTCGGGGCTGGTTGCATCTCCGCACACAAGGCGGTGCTTGCCAACAATCCAAACATCTCCGCGCTCAACAAAGGCTGCCTTTTCCAGTGCTGCCGAGAGGTCGTAGTCATCGTCTTTGACCTCGGATTCTTCGCCTTTAAAAAGGTCTGTGATTTCTTTATCATCAAAGCCGGTAAGAGAGACATCAAAGGCCTCTGCCTGTAAGGCTTCGATTTCGACACGCAAGAGCTCTTCATCCCAGCCTGCATCAAGTGCCATTCTGTTGTCGGCAATTATGTAGGCTTTCTTCTGAGCTTCGGTCAGGTGGTCAACCAGGACGCAGGGAACTTCGGTGAAGTTTTCTGCCTTGGCTGCAATCACTCGTCCGTGGCCTGCGATGATATTGTAATCTTTGTCAACGATTACAGGGTTAATAAAACCGAACTCACGAAGGCTCGAGCGCAGCTTGTTAATCTGCTCGGGAGAGTGGGTTCGGGCATTGTTTATATAGGGGATTAACTTGTCAATGGAGACAAGTGTCATTTCGGTAGTTGTTTTCATAAAAACTCCTTTTTGTATAAAAATTCAGAGGGGACGCTCTAGCCTGCTCCCCGATTTCTCGGAGAGCTAGCACCTCCTCCGTCAGACGCGCCGACAGAGCTTGAACCTGCTCCCCTCCGAAAAATTATTTAATGTATACTTTTCCTGTGTCGCGATTGTATCTTTTCCACACCGTTACTACGTTGGAGAAAAGACCATCAACCACGGTTCCGTCTTTGACAACTGGTCTGCGGACTCGAACATATAATGCGGATAAAGTTTTGCTGCTCAACGAAGCACTGTCTGTTCTGAAAAGCCTTTGACCTTTTTTGTCTGCGGTAGCATAAACCGGCACGAAAACAAATCTATTGTTTAATTCCTGATCGGTTATTGCTACTTTCCACTGACTGCGTAGACGCATTTTACGACGTCTACCTTCGTCATAAGTGAACAACTGACGAGTGCAGATTTGCACTTCGTCACCGATTTGGAGGTTTCCGTCAATTATTTCTACCGAGAAAATCAAAGGGTTGTCTGCGCTGATAAGCATAGTTCCTTCAATGTCAGTTACGCTGCCGACACGGATAATCGGCATGGCTGGAGCTGCATTAATTATTACAGCAGTTTTTTCTTTGTTTTGCTCGAATGTTACGTTCTCGCCTGCGACGATAGGGGTGTGCGTGGAGATGGGGAAGGAGTAGGCTTGTTCGGAACCGTCAACCTCAGCGCTTATTTCAACGTAAGAGTTGTAGGATATTCCGTCATCTCCCGGGTATGCATTGGCCGGGGAACCGAAATAGGTACTTGCCGCATCCGGACTCGCAACCCCCGCATAATCAACACGGTCAATTGTCTTGTTCCCGAGGTCATCAAGCTCGGTCTGAAGCCCCTTGATAGAGGCAATAGGGAGTGTGACCTCCTCGACACCCGAGGCTGTTTTTCTTTTCGGTTTATAGCAAGACATAGAGAACCTCCTTACTCAACGAGCATGAAGAATAAGCCTCCGACCGCAAGGTTCGCGCTGGGAGTGTTCTGTCCGGCGGTGCCCCACTCAACAATCTGACTGCCAGCGGTTACTCGGCCTTTTGCATCAACAGATACAGCGGAGTAGGTTCCGGCAGTTACACCGGAGTTTGCAAGAGTGACTGCGATGGACTTGTCAGCGGTACCATCAAAGGTGGTATTGCCGGTCGCATCTCCGGTAAGAGAAATCTTACGCGCGGTAGCGAGCTTGGTAGCTTTGCCTGCAGCGGAAGTTCCGTCTTCAAGTGCTTTAGCGCGGTTCTGAAGTTCGGTGATATCTTGGTCGTTGGATGTGATATTTTCCTCGGCTGCCGTTACTCGGTTTGCGAGAGCTTTACCTTTATCACCGGCATAAGCGGTAGATGAGGTCTCGCCAAGAGCAAGAGATACAGAAATCTCAACATAGGCAGTGCCACTCCAACGATAGGTGAGGTTGGTATCCTTTGCAACGTAGATTTTGTCGGCTTCGCCTGTTGCGGGGAAGGAAGCCTTTTTATCGAATTCAAGGACATCATCCACGTATGAGGGAAGCTGCGCTGCGGGAACTTTGCCATCAGCATCAAGTGTTGCGACACCGTTGGCTACACCCATTTCAGAGCGCTTAACCTGAGCATCGTTGGTTACGTTGCCAAGGCCCACATTGGCTTTGGTAATGTTTACATTGCCTTTGCGGTATGTGGTTTCGGAATCACCTTTTACTCCGGTAACGCCGCCGTTATCCGCGATGTCCTTAATTGCGACGAGTGCCTCTTGTACGTTTTTAGAGTCAAGACCGGTAATCGGATCGATTTCAACGATGTCAGCAGCAGAGGCAATGAGCTGCTTCTCGAGACCGGTTGCGGTTTTAATGTATTGTGTGCGTTTCTGCGCCATAGTTAATTACTCCTTTTTTAACATAACGATGTCCTCGTTACTTAATTGTGTTATTGATTGGTCGGTAAGTTCGTCAACGAATACCGTTTTTGTGTTAAGGTTTTTAATCTGCTCAAGCGTAGCGAAGGAAGGTTCATCACCAATTTGGATATACACCTTTCCGTCCTCGCGGGCTCTAACAGATGCGATGTCATCACTGTTTACTTGGGGAAGGATTGAGAGTTCCTTCGGAATTTTGGTGTCGAGCCTGACTTCATACTCCCGCATTTTTGCCAGCGGCCAAAGACTCGTGATTTCGATGTCGTTGCCGCCGCAGCATTGGGTAGCATCTATTTTCTTGGGTGGGATAGCAATGTCCACACGAGGTGGACGTCTCTGAGAAGGATCAAACAAAGTGGTCACCTACACTTTTTCGTAGGATGATTTTGCCTGTGTCAGATATTTTCATTCGCGTCCCATCAATAAGAACTTGATTGAAGTCATACTCAGCTCCCGGGTATAGCGCTAGGCTCTCCATGGGCGAGATCATTACCTCATAGAATCCAGGCTCCGTAAAGGTTCTCTCAATAATTACGGGAGATTCTACGCTCGAGAAATTTTTAACAGTGAAAACAATTTCTTTGATACCCGTAAAGTCAACGTTGGTAAGGTTAATATGAAGAAGGGTGTGAACACCAACATCTATTCGTAGTACGTTCATAGGTATCACCTCGCCAACTTTGGTTTACACCAGGCCCCATTCAGCGAACTTTTCAAAGCCGCCAAGCTTCTGGATAAAGGTTCTGGCTACCTCTACGATTTCATCATAGGGAACACCATCAACGGTCTCATCACCAATGGCGCAGGAGAACTCAACGGGGGTGCCGGTTTCCTGTGCCTTGAGCCAAGCGTAGATGTTAACGCTGACGTCTGCTTTGGAGAGGTCCTTGCCGTGAAGGCCTCCGCCGGTTACGCTGTCAGCCATATCGCTGCCGAGCTTTCTGTTGGTAGCGCCGGTGTCAACATCGGTGCCGCCAGTCCAGTCTCCGAGAGGGTTAATATCTGCGTTGGGGTAAGTAAGGCGAAGCTCATCGGTTGCCGCATTGCTTTGGCAGATAATAAGCCTGCCACCGGTAATGATGTATTTTCCATCAGTGGGGTAGTGCTTGAAGATACTCCTTGCGATTGAGGAGAGCACCTTCTGTTCATCGGTTGCGGGCACGCCTTTGAAGATGCCGTTGTCACCGCAGCGGATGCGGCCGGTCTGATTTCTCGAAAGGTGAGCATCCTGGGGAACCTCGACATAGTTTACTGCAAGGGGGCCCGCGATACGGAGAACGGCTGCGCGTACACTCTCTGAGGAGATGTGCACTGAGGTTTCCGCAATGATGTGGCAAGTGCCATGTCCGATTAAGACTTCGACTGCGATGCGAGGATTCTCAGCTTCGCGGTAAGCCAAATCAACCAGGGCGCCTGCGATTCGGTCTGCCACCTTATCCGGGTGGCACGGATTTACTTTTTCAAACATAGTTAGTTTCCTTTCTTTGCACGAAGTAGTTTTTCCATCATATCATCGTGGGGGCTCACACCACCGAAATCAACCGAGCAGTTTTCCTTGACCACCTGATAGATTTGGTACCAGATCTGATTGGACTGTTTCATGTATTGCTGGCTCATGGAAACATAAGGGGAAGCTATAGCGTTTCCGGTTGTCGGGTGCTTTGCGAGGAAACCATATTCTGAAATAGCCTCTTCGCACTGCACCCATCGGGATACGGTCATTGCATATTGTTCAATGAGCTGGCTGCTTACGAGTCTTTCACAGCCACGCGCCTTGAGCCAAAGGTAAACTTCTTTATATACCTCTTCTGCGCAGAAACCTTTCCCGGTTTTCTGTTGAGCCTTTAAGTATTCCTTCACCGGGGGAACATCCTCGCCGGTGAATTCTGCGGGGGTGGGTAATACTAGAGCATTATCCGCTGTCCCGTCATTGATTTTGTCTGTGAGAGCCTTCCTCGGCCGGCCTTGACCGGGGCGGGGACCGCCTCTCATTGTGCCGTCTTTTGCCACGTTTTTACCTCCTGGGGTTAATACCCCGTTTGTTTTTGGATTTTTGCACACGAAGGCCCCAGCCCGCTGTCGAAATAAATACACGTAGAGATTTTGACCGCCCCTCCGGGTAAATTATTTTTTGTGCCAGCGGTCTCCCATTTCTGCAGTGATTCGTGAGTGGCACGATTTACAAAGAGCCATCAAGTTTGACTCATTATGCGTGCCACCTTTCTCGAGAGGGAGGATGTGGTGGACTTCCTTTGCCGGTGTTAAGCGCTCGTTCTTCAGGCACTCCTCGCAGAGAGGGTGGGCCTTGATGTATCTGTTTCTTATCCGGCGCCAGGCATACCCATACCTCTCGCTACTGTCGTATGGACGTTCGTACTTGTTATAGCGAGTGTTCATCACCCTGGTGTGTTCCTCGCAGTAACGGTCGTGGGTAAGGAGGGGGCAGCCGGGGAAACCACAGGGCTTCTTTGGTTTGGATGGCATGTGGGCATTCCTCCTTTGCATAAGAAAAGCCCATGTGAGATGGGGTCCCACATAGGCTTGGTTTCTATTTATTTTTCCATTATAAGTATACCACATAAGGGGTAGTGAACTCAAGTGATTTCGAGTGAATTCGAGTGAACTCTTTAAGGGATGCGCGGGGAATTCCTAAGCAAATTGTCGAGCTCCAGCAGGGCGCGACCGTGAAGGGTAAACACCCAGCGCTTTGTGAAGAATAAAGTCCTAGAAATATCCTCCCAGGAGAAGTGTTCGACATAGCGCTTAATCAGAATAGTCTGATAATCAGGGTGTTCAATTTGGCCTATAAGTTCGAGGAGAAATAGGCGCTTTTCCTGAAGCCTGTATTCGTCTTTCCTGACTTCATCTTCAAGGTCGATAATCTTGCATACTGCATCAGCCATAGGAGATACAGATTTACTGGGGTTATGCGGCATTCCGCTATAGTTGGGCCCGACACTTGTGGCCATACAGCGCATAGCCTCAATACGCTGCTTTTTAGCGTTGATATGGCTTTCAAGCCTTGATATTTGACCGATGTATTCTTTCGCTGTCACGTCTATCAATCTCCTTTCCGAGTTTATCAAGTATGAGTTGGGGGTTAAGGTCGGTAAGCTGCGTGAACCAAGGGGAGTAGAAGAAGTCGACAAGTTCATCAAAGTCCCTCTCGAGTTTCGCGAGATCTTTATTGTATTTTTTCAGCATCTCCTTATCAAAGAGGCTCGTATCTATGGCCCGATGTTTTTCGAGCGCTGTATAAAAGGGAATATAGTCGGCTATAGCCTGAGTTACTATGGCTTTTGCCAGGGTTTCATGGGGCGTCATATTTAACCTCCTTTCAAGGTGACCCTTACTGCATCAATAAGGTCGTTTTGCGTTTTTTCTTTCTTGTTTATTGCTCGTAAAATGAGCTCGTCAATGGTGCCCTCAGTTATGATGTGGTGAATGACCACGGTTTCCTTTTGGCCTTGCCTCCAAAGTCGGGCATTCGTTTGCTGATAGAGTTCCAGGCTCCACGTGAGGCCAAACCATATAAGGGTGGAACCGCCGGCCTGCAAATTCAAGCCATGCCCGGCAGAAGCGGGGTGGATAACTGCGACCGGTATTTTTCCGGCATTCCAATCAAGTATATCCTTCGAAGTTTTGATTTCACGGACCTTAAAGCGCCGGCGAATTCTCTCAAGGTCATGCTTGAACCAGTAGGAGACGAGAACAGGCTTGCCATTAGCGGCTTCTATCAGGTCCTCCAGCATATCCAGCTTATGGTCGTGTATTTCTATGAACTCTCTGTCGCCTCTATAAATCGCTCCGTTTGCCATCTGCGAGAGCTTGTTCGAGAGGGAGGCTGCATTTGCCGCATCAATTTCGTTTTCGCCTATTGAAAGAATCAGGTCTTTTCGGAGAGTGTCATATTTCGCTTTTTCTTCCTTTGAAAGGGAAACGCGCACGTTATTCATAATGCACTCGGGCATATCCAGGTGGTCAACCGCCTTCATGGAAATCGTGATGTCGGATATTTTTGAATATATGGCATTTTCAGCCCCGGGGAGAGGCTTGTAAGAATAAATGACCATACCGTTTCGCTTGTCGGGTTGGAAGTAGGTATTACGATAATGGGTAATGAAGCGCCCGAGGCGTTCTCCGAAATCCAGAATGCGAAATTCGGCCCAGAGGTCCATCAGACCGTTGCTTGAGGGGGTTCCGGTAAGTCCAACTATGCGTTTTATCTTCGGCCTTACACGAAGAAGGCTTCTGAAGCGCTTAGCCTGGTAGGACTTAAACGAAGAGAGCTCATCAATGACTACCATATCAAAGTCGAAGGGGTATCCGCTTTCATCAATAAGCCAGGGGATGTTTTCGCGGTTGATAATATAGATGTGCGCTTTCTTTTTTAAGGCTGCTCGGCGCTCTGCAGCGGTTCCTACTACCACCGAATATGTAAGGCCCTTCAGATGGTCCCACTTTTCGAGTTCTGCCGGCCAGGTGTCCCGGGCTACTCGGAGCGGTCCAATTACCAGGGCTTTTTTTACCTCAAAGCGGTTCAGGCAAAGTTCCTGGATGGCAGTCAGGGTAATAACGCTCTTTCCGAGACCCATATCCAAGAACACAGCAGCTTGGGAGTGTTCAAGAATGAATTCGGTAGCATAGGTTTGGTAGTTATGAGGTTTGTATATCATCAAGAATTACTCCTATCTGTTCAGTGTTATCAAGGACATACACCTTGCAGCCAAGGCGCATCAGTAAAGAGTGCCGGGCTATCTGAAGAGGCCGGGCTTTTTTGCCAGGGGCCTTGACTTCAACGAAGCCAACATGCCCATCCGGCAAAATTACGATACGGTCGGGCATACCGTCTAGTCCTGGTGACACAAATTTTAATGCCACACCGCCTCTTTCTTTTGCTTTTTTTACGAGCTTTTGCTCTATGGTTTTTTCTCTCATAATTCCTTACTCCACAAGGCTTTTTAGGTCTTAGTGCAAGGTCTATCAACGTTGTTTTCCAAACTTTTTCTAGTAACAAATTTTTTTGTGCTATAGAGAGTTTTTGTAAATGACGTTGATAGACATTGTCATAGTGTTGTTTTAGTCAAGAAAATCGTCAAATTCAGGCTTCAATTTAAGGCCTCTAAAGTAGCGCTTCCTGTCAATAGAAATCCTGTCAAAGCCGGCTTTCTCGAGTGCGGTATAAAAATCAGTTGTTGAGCGAACATACTCATTGGTTTCAAGGCAGTATGCGCGATATGCCTGGTAAAGGTCGTTAGAACTTACGCGATACTTCATATCGGTTTCGCACTTATCCTCGAGGAAATGAGTGAACCAGTCGTTCTGACTGCGATATTCGCTGATTGCTTTTTCAACACAAGCAGGGAGCTTGATTTTGTATTCGGCATCAATAACCTTCTTGGAGCCTTCGATAATCCAGGCAAGAATGCTTTCGCCTGCATTGTTGTAGAGGTATTCGCTAAAGTTCTTAATGTCGCTCGAGCCCTCTATCTTGGCATTGAACGGAATAACGATAAGTCGGCGCCAAATGCCATCGTCAGAGGCACTAACGCGGGGTAGGTGGTTGGTATAGAGCACGAGTGTATGGCAGGGGGTAAAGCTGAACGGGTCCTTATACTTCTTCTCAGCAAAAATCTCATCAGTCGAGCAGAGCTGCTTTACTGTCGAGTCGTTAAGTCGAGCACCTTCCTGCATCTCTGCGGAAATAAGGAAACGCTTACCCTTGGTTTCAGCCATTTCGGGTTTCACATTGCGCCTGCATCCCACAGTGAGTGTGTCTGCAGAAATGTTACCACTGTAAAGTCCGAGCACTTTTGCGATGGAGTTCCAAAACGTAGACTTGCCATTGCGGCCGCTTCCGTATGCGATAATCAGGGCTTCAAGGAATACACGTCCTATGGCAGCAAGGCCACAAATCTGCTGTACGTAATCGATGAGTTCCTGATCATTGCAGAAAATAAGATTCAGGCAATCCTCCCATATCTTTTTGCCTTTGTAACTGGGGGATACAGAGGTAATTTTCGTAATGAAGTCCTCGGGGTCATGTTCCTGAGCACCGTCCATTCCTTTGCGAAGGTCGTAGGTGGCAGCGGGGGTACAAAGTAAGAAGGGGTTACTGTCGAGGTCGCGCGGTGATATTTCCAGCATCGGGCGAGCCTCTTTGAGAGTAGCGGTTATGTTCTTGGATTCGCGGCGCCTCAGTACAAACTTGTGATAGGCCATAGCCTCAAGGTAATCGTGATATGCCTCTTGCTGCGCCGGGGTCATGATGGCCTCAGCTTTTGCCTTGGTCGCGTTGTTAAGTACATCAATGCCTCCGGAGCTTTCCAGCCTCTTGCGAGCCTCAGCAATTTGCGCAAGTGACTCTTCAAGCTGTCTGCGTGTAAGCTCCTGTGCAATAGCCTGAGCGCCGGGTTCGCTTTCCTGCCAATAGTGGTCGAGGTAGCGGAGATAGTGGGTAGCAGTAGAATATTTGAGCTCATCATCGAAATGAGTGGACAGGACCTTTGCTTGGCCTACGTCCGAGTAGTCCCCGGGCTTGTATGAAACGTCGGAGTTGAAAGCCTCGGGCGCCACGTAGCCCTCCTGTTGGCTCACACGGGCAAAGAACTTCTGAGCCGAGCGCCAAATCGTCCCAAGCTCCTCATCGGCCAACGGTGGGGCGCATTTTGCCGCCTGTTCGAGGAATGCCTGGTAGGCCTCTTCGGTATCACCGTATTTTTTGATGACACGGCCGGCGAAGCGGGACATAGTAGCGTTTCTGCTTCCTTCAGTAATTACGGTAGAGTGACTCGAGTTGGGCATGTCCGCATCGAAGTCCTCCTCGAAGAACTCGGTGAGGTTCATCTCGCGTACATAGAGCTCAACCTCGGGGTTGTTAGTTCCGAAGAAGAACCTGGCAGCATCAAGAGCGTTATTATCGAAGTAGGGGAACACCGAGTTGACCATTCGCTTCATTTCCTTATAAGCAATAGGGTCGGTCATCGGGGTAATGGGGAAGAGTACGTGGAACTTCGGTCTAGCCGGCCTGCCATGCTTCTCACGCATATGGGAACGACTGTAGTGAACCGCAAAGGTAACACCGGGGAATGCTTCGTAAACATCTGCGGGCATTACCCAGTCTTTCGGATCTTCCGAGTGGTCGTTATCGCAATCAACAGGGAGGCAGTCGGAGCTGAGGAAGTTCTCACCGTTGCGATAGTTGTTTTTGTATTCTGCGCAAACGTAGTCGCGCCCGACTGCAGCCCTCAGAGTTTCGAGGTCCGTTACAACGTGCTTATGGGGATAAGAGCAGTTGCCGGGGGTGCCGGTATAATCCGAGCTATAAAGTGTAATCATTTGGTTTGACCTCCTCAAGGTATCGAAAAATGTGTTGATTTGACTACTTTGATTTACAAATACTAGTCTTTTTTATAGAAATCGGTCTCGTAACCGTCAGCGCGAAGTAGTAAACCTTCGGCCCATTCAGGCGCTCTGCCCATCTGCTCACATACAGCTTCAAGAGACATTCTCCTGTCGGCTTCGATTACGATTTCATCGTGAATATGCATCACCATTTTAGTGTTGCGAAGGGTTTTCATAGAGTTGCATAAGATATCCCTTGCCGTGGCTTGAACTATGTTCTCCACGAATTTAGGACCGTAGGATTCGAGCCTCTCCCATTTCTTAGTAGCGCCGATGCCCTCATAAGTAATGGAGGTGCCTCCATATTCGTTGGGTTCGACCTTTGGCTTGATATAGGTGAGCTTTCGGCCGGAGGGAAGAGTAATGAAAAGCATTCCGCTTTTATAGGTGAAATCAATGCCGTAGGTGCTTTCCGTAGTCTTGTAGGCCACTGCGTTTTTGACCGCTGCATCTACAGCCCACCAAAACCTCGTGATGTTCTGATTTTCGTGGCGCCATAAGTCGACGATTTGCTGAAGTTCGTCTTCAGGGATGCCCATATCAATAGCTCCCATTGCTTTCATAGCACCAACACCACCGCCATATCCGAGGGCCAGCTCTGCGATTTTTCCTTTCTGTCGAAGGTGGCCATTTACACCGTGCTTTTCAACAGGGACCTTGAACATTCTTGAAGCAGATTCACAGTAGATATCCTTACCTTCAGCGAATACCTCCTGGCGCCATTCCTCACCGGCAAACCAGGCAATAACCCTGGCTTCTATAGCGGAGAAGTCCGCCACGATAAACTTGCGGTCATCCCCGGCAATAAAGGCGGTTCTTATAAGCTGGGAAAGAGTATCCGGGGCATCGTCATAAAGCATTTTTACTGCTTCATAATTGCCGCTTCGCACCAAGGCACGAGCTTGTTCGAGGTCGGGGAGGTGATTCTGCGGAAGGTTCTGCATCTGAATCAGGCGGCCTGCCCATCTGCCGGTTCGGTTTGCGCCATAAAATTGGAACATCCCTCTCGCGCGGCCATCTGCGCAGACTGCGTTTTGCATTGCCTGATACTTCTTGACGGAGGACTTGGCGAGCTGCTGCCGAAGCGCGAGAACCTGGCGCAATTCCTCGGGAGCGGTTTTCAGGAGTTCCTTGACTGCCTTCTTTCCGAGTGTATCTGTTACCAATCCCTGTCCTGCGAGCCAGGCTTTCATCTGAGCTACTGAGTTGGGATTCTCAAGCTGGGTAAGTTCTGTCAGAGCGTGCGTAAGCTCTGCATTAGATACACCATCAAGAGCAATAGCCTGTCTGACGAGTTCCATATCCAAGGCCACTCCCGTGTCGTTTATGGCTTGGTCGATTTGGTATTCTTCCCATATCTCCGGGGGAACCGGAAAGTTGGAAAGTTCGTGCTGGATTTCAAGCTCCGTTTCAACATCGCGCGCGTTATAAGTCTTAAAGCGCGTCCACTTTTCCGGCGCATCGGTTGGCCTATTACGAGTTCTGCCACCGTTCACCTTAGTAGGAGCGCAGGGAACACAGAAATACTTTATAAGCTCCTTGCCTTCTGTTAGCTTTTGCTTGTCGAGTTTCAGGACTGCGCCACACCCCTGAAGAGAAAGTGGTAAGCCCATATAAGCGGACCATATCATAGTGCAGTGCCATGATTCAGGTGAGAGATACACACCGGTTTCATAACCGAGCATACGAGAGAGGCAGATGCGTTCAAAGCTAGCGTTGAATGCGCACTTCAGAACGGTATCATCTTCCAGTGCGGCGAGAATGCTTTCGGGTATCTTTTCACCCATAGCAAGGTCGACTACGGAAACGGGGCCGCCATCGATGGAATAGGCAAATAAGAGGACTTCAAAATTCGGGTCCTCTGTATAGCGATAGACCCCACTCTTGGTGAGGTCGGTGCCGCTATAGGTCTCTATGTCAATACTAAGTGTTTTCATAGTTCGTACCTTTCTGTTGAGGAGAGGTGGTATTGCTACCACCCCTCCGGTAATAGCTTAGGATTTATGCGAGGAAGTCATCGTCATCGTCGGTTGCAAAGTCGGAAGCAGCGCTTGCCTTGCCACCGAGAGGTTCGCCATCGCGGATCTTCTGAAGGTTGTTCAGGCCGCACGCGATGCCACGGTTGCCGTTAGAGTTGAAAGCGTAGAAGGTAATAGAAGCCTTACCATACACACCGCTATAAACCTCGGAGTGCTCGAAAATTTCCTGACGGTTGACATCAACGATGCCGGGAGGAGTTGCAGAGTTCGCATTGATGAAGAATGCGTTAGCATAAGCGGGGTCATCGGGTCTTTCAAGGTCACCATCGCGGAGAGGGTTCTTGATTGCGGTGAGAGGGGGAGTGCTTCTGCCATTGCCCTTGAGCTTGGCTTCGCCTTCTTTGTAAGCTGCCTCGATTGCAGCTTTAATTCTTGCGACCGTTCCTTCATCACTCTTGGGGATGATAAGGGATACGGAATACTTGGGGGTGCCGCCGTTAATTGCCTTGGGCTCCCATACGTTTGCATAGGACCAGCGGGTGTTGGGGCCAGTGATTACTTTACAGGGGTTTACGTTTGTTTTCATAGTGTTTTTCTCCTTTTTACTCATCAAAATCTTGTTTTGCGGTTGTCATTGCCGGTCGTTTGTCGGATTCCGGCACTAATGTGGGTTTGCCTTGAGGGCGGATAATGAGGTGCCCGAGGAGCTCCTCAAAGGTGGACTTGCCGAGGCGCTTTTGCATTTCGGTAAGGCCGAGAACCTTCTTTTCGTACGGGTCAAAGCCCGCCTCGGATACGATAGTGGCTACAGCTTCTTCGCTGGCATACTTACGAGTTGATCGACCTTCGACCAGCTTCCAGCCTTTCCATTGCTTGCCGCTGAGGGCTGCGCGGAAGGCGTGTTCTTTCAGGTCGTTGGCCCAGGAAACGAGGCCATCAATCTTTAAGAGAATATCCTCGATTTCTTCATCTGTAAGTAGGGGAGGGTCGACAAAGTCGAAAGCCGCGATGGCTAGATACGTTTCAGCTCGCTTTCTACAGTCAACCTTTGCCTTGCAGAATTGGCACCATTCGCCACAGTTGAACTGACCTTCACCTCTGTAAGCCTTGTCTGCGGCAGGGCGGAGAATATTTTCGGCCCAAGCGTAGAGGTCGTCTTTTGACATAGTGAAGGTGCTGATGTTGCTGCGCCTCGGCTGGAAGATTGTCATTTCAACGGTATCAATATCGTAGATTCCATCGAATATCTCCAAAGCGCCCAGAGCGTACAGCATCATCTGGGGGTTGTTGTCTGCCTCGACTAATACTCCACGACCGTGTTTATAGTCCACGATTCGGAGTACTTTCTCCGCAACTATGATGCAGTCACCGGTACCGAATCCTTCGGGTACATACTTGCTGAAATCGAGGCGCTGTTCAGTGAGAATAATAGGGGCGGCGTTTGCAGCTTTTCTCTCTTCCACGATTTCCATAATGAAGGAAGCGTAGTTGGTGGCGCATTCTTCCATTTCGCTGTTGTACCAGGTAAGGTTCTCGACCGGACTCTCGACATCTTCACCGAGTTCCTTCCTCAAGTGATATTCACAGAGGGTGTGTGCATCGGTACCTTCGGCTGCGAAATCACTACCTTTATCGTCGTAATTTTCGCAGAGCCGAGCAGAGGGCGGGCAGTTAAGCCAGCGGCTTGAACTTGAAGCAGAGAGTAGGGCGTGTCCGTTAGGTGGCATTGCTTAATACCTCCGCTTCCTCAAGCAGGGCTTGATAGTGAGCAGGGTCGATAGCCGAAAGGCGGTCGGCACCATGCTTTTTGAGTAATTCCCGGATAGCTTCTGTATGCCCGTTACGAGATTTCTCGGCAAGTACAGCTCTTACATCTTCAAGTTTTACTGCTTTCGGTTTCGTAGCAGCTTTTTCCTCGGGGAGCAGAGAAGTGATTTTGTCAGCAATCTCGTTCACGCGCTGCATAGCTTTTCGGAGTTCCTCAAGTAGAAGGGATAGCTCGTTGGGATTTACCATTCGACTTACCTCCTTCTGAGATTTCCGTTATGGTAATCGAAACGACGGATTCGCCGGGCACGATGACCATAACTTTCTTTTTCTCTCCCAGGAGCTTCGTGAGAAGCTTTTCACGGATGCTGCGCTTTTTAGTAGCTACAATTCCGTTATCCTGGTTTTCCTTCGAAACACTGATGTTCAGCTTGTGCTTCATGGGGGTCTCACCTTTCCGAAGGGGGTAGTATCGTTGTGTCCCTTCATAGGTAGCTCACGAAAATGGCACTTTTTAACCCCCCTTTTCACAATTTTTTTCGAAGTTGAGCAAAAATTTTGTTTAGCCGGTTATGAATGGCTGCTGCGCTAACATTTTCTTTTTGCGCGATGGTGCTGATTTTTTCATCTTCGAAAAATATCCTTCTAATAAGTTCTTGCTGTTCGGGAAGGAGAGTCTTGATAGCTTTATGCAAGGCTTCGATTTCCTCTTTATCGGTGAAATCCCTCTCCACGTCCTCGTCAGCTTCAATTAATCTTCCATAAGAGTCGTAAGCCTCAAGGGAACAGCTGCGGCGGTGGAGCTTCTGATAGCTGTTGCGCTCGTCCTTGTCAAGGCGGACGATTACCTCGCCGATGTCGTCGGATACTTCGATTTCAATTTTGTCTTCGGGTTTTGCAAATTGGTACGTAATTTTCATTGATTGTCTCCTGTCCGCCTCGGGACGGAGGGAAACAAAAAAGCCGGTGCATCGAAGTACACCGACCGTAAAATGAGCGTGACAAAATACGGGTGAGTACTTCGAGAGCTAGGTCCTTTCTGGAACCAGAGCTTTCTATGTATCCTCATCCGTCCTTTGTGCGCACTCGAGACTGGATTATTATTTTCGCAAGTTTCTCACTTGCTGGCTACATTTTACACCATAAAATCGGGCTTGACCAGGCCTCAGAAAGTCTGGTATTTTTACCCCGAAAAGGGCCCGAAAAAGGGTAAATTTACGGTGTAATACTTCTTTTGAATGCTAAAAGGGGTTGTAAGTGGGTTCAAAAACAAGAAAAAACCAGACACAAAAAGTCCGGTTTTCGTAAAAAAATTTTTTGAAAAAATAAAAACCCATACGATTACTGAAAACCAGGTCGTATGGGTTAGAGATTATTCTTCTGTTAACGTGGAAAGACCGTGTCTGCACATCAAATCATTGATTTCATCTACGGAGCATCCCCACAGGGTGTTAATAATAAATTGGTATGCCATTTCTTGCTTATTGTTATTGAGCGTATATCCGAACATACGAAGAAGGACACTTGATTTCGTAGGTTCGAGTGAAAGCCCAATGCAAACAAGAACCAGGGTGACAGGCTTGGGAACATATCCCGGGGTGTTGCGCATTCGCTGAATTGTTTTAGTGGAAAGGTGCGAGTTGGCAGCGAGTTTCTCTACAGTAATATGCTTTTCTTTCATATACTTTTTTATCAGTACCGAGAAG